GCGACCAACGCGCGCGTTTTTGACCACCTTTACCCCATTTTGGTGACCCATGGGACGCCGCGGCCGCCTGCCTGACCCGAAGTCGAAGCGATCGCAAGCCGCCATCGCTCGCGCCAAGCAGCTTGGCCACATCGCAATCGCAAGGCCGGCGGCCGGCGGCCACGATCGGCCAAACCCGCCCACCGCACCGTCGCACGTTGCGGCCCGTCCGCTCGCCGCCGCCTTCTGGGAGCAGCACTGCTCCACGCTGGCCGACGAGGGCCGGCTACGCCAGGTCCACGCCGAGACGTTCGCCCAGTTGTGCCACATGCACGCGGACATCATGCAACTCTCGGAGCAGGTCGCCGCCGAAGGCTGGGTGATCGCGACCGACAAAGGGCAGTCCATATCACCAGTAGCTAGGCTGCTCCAAACCACCCGCCGCGACTTCGTGGCCCTCGCGGGCAAGTTCGGCCTGACCGCAGCCGACGAAGCCAGGCTCCCAACCGACGAGGCGACCGATGGCGAAGCGGAAGACGACGACGCGACCGCGCTCCGCCGGTTCACGGGCTAGGACCAAGCCGCGGCCCGAGGCGTGCAAGGGCTACACGTTCGACGCCGACGCGGCCGCCAGGCCAGTCGAGTTCATCGAGCGATTCTGCTGGGTGCCGTCGGCCACCGGCGGCGATCCCGAGCGGATGCGTCTCATCGAGTGGCAGAAGGAGCGGGTCGTCAAACCCATCTTCGGATGGAAGCGGCCAGACGGCAGGCTCCGTTACAGGCGTGCCGGCATCTTTTGCCCGAAGAAGCAAGGCAAGAGCTTCCTCATGGCGGCGATCTCCGAGTACCTGCTGACGGCACACTACCCGCTCTCGGACGTTTACCTCGCGGCGGTCGATCGCCTCCAGGCTCGCGAGATCTACCGCGTAGTGTCCAAGTTCGTCCACGCGTCGCCGCAGTTGTCCAAGCTGCTCGATGTCATCGATTCCAAGTCGATCATCAAGAACCGCGACAACGGCAACGTGCTGCGGTGTCTGTCGGCCGACGCGTACCGGAACGAGGGGCTGAACGGTCACGTGATCGTGGACGAGATCCACGCCCATCGGTCGGACGAGCTCATATCGGCGCTGACCTACGCAACGCGAGCCACGCCGAACGGTCTGGTGATCGCAATCTCCACGGCCGGCGACAACAGAAACAGCGTGGGATACCAGTGGTGGAAGGACGCCGAGCTCGTCATGCCGGAGCGCGGCGGCGACCCGTCGGCAAATCCTTCGTTCTATGGGCTGATCTACGCGGCGAAACCAGACGACCCGCGAGGCTACGGCGATCCTGCCGTATGGCGTGAGGCGAACCCGTCGATGGGCATCACGTTTCCAGAGGAGGAGTTTGCCGCCGACTACCAAGACGCGACGACTGACCCGCGGAAAATGTCAAAGTTCCTCCGCTACTCGCTCAACGTGTGGTCAGAGTCGGATAACCGCTGGTTCCACGGCGACGCGTTTTCCGAGTGCCGCTCAGATCCGCCGGCACCGCTCGCCGGCCGCCCGTGCGTTGTGGGCGTCGACCTGGCGTCGAACCTCGACATGACAGCGGCCGCGTTCCTGTTCAAAAACGACGACGGCTCGTTCGATTGCGATATGCGGTACTGGGTTCCCGAGGACACCATCCGCGACCGCGAGCGGCGGGACAATATCCCGTATTCCACGTGGGTCCGCGACGGCTGGCTGACTGTCACGCAGGGATCACGACTCGACCACGAGGCTGTGGGCCGCGATATCGTCGAGTACGGGAATACGAACCAGATCGTCGCGGTGGGCTGCGACCCGTGGCAGGTCGGGCCGCTCGCGACGTACCTGCAACGCGAGTCGATCGAGGTCAAAGGCGTGCCGCAGAACACGCGGGCGATGAACGCGCCGAGCCGGATGCTTGAGGGGCTGGTGGCCGAGCGGAAGTTTCGCTACCGCTCGCCCATCCTGCTCTGGAACGCGAACAACTGTGCGATCTACGAAGACACCACCGGGATGATCAAGCCAGACAAGAGCAAGAGCTCAGAAAAGATCGACGGCATCTCGGCGACCGTGGACGCGTTTGCCATGGCGATCACGGCCGACGAGCAACTGACGCCCACCAGCGAGGACGAATACCGCATCGTGTCGCTCTGGTAGGCGGTTCAGCGGGTCGGGGGCGGCGTCGGACACTGTCCACGAACCTGGACGCCCCACGATGCCAAAGCCGCCGGCCCGACCACGCTCGCCCCGCCGGGCACCGGCGAAGCCGCGCAAGGCGGCCGAAGAGCGTTTCATCTCCGTGCTGGGCACGCTCCTCGAGCCGTCGCCCTACGGCCGGTTGTCGGCGGCCGACGTGACGCCGGAAGTCGCCGTGCGTGTTTCGGCGATCTTCGCGGTGTGCCGGTTCATCGCCCAGGGCGTCGGCGTCATGCCGATCCAGATCGGCCGCACGCTGGCGAATGGACGGAAGGAGCGTTTCTCGCCGCCCTGCTCGTACACGATTCGCCAGCGTCCGAACGGCTGGCAGTCGCGATTCGATTTCATGACGCTCCAAGCTTATTGGACCGCGCTTCATGGGAACGGGTTCGCTCGCATCATGCCGGGCTCGCGTGGGTTCATGAGCACGCTTGTGCCAATGCACCCCACGCGCGTGAGCGTCCAGCAGCTCAGCGACTACACGATCTCCTACAAGTTCCTCGAGGCGAGCGGCACGTGGTCGCCGCTGCGGCAGGACGAGGTGCTCCACTGGAAGTGGATGAGCGAGAACGGCATCTGGGGCATGGCTCCAAGCGAGATCTGCGCCACCTCGATCTCACTGGCCCGTCAGTTGGACATCGCGGCCACTGCGTTTTGGAAGAACGGAGCGCGGCCCGACTTCCTCATCAAGACGGCCGAGAAAATCTCGGACCCGGCAATCGCGGAACTACGCGAGCAGTTCCGGCAGATGTACGGCGGAAACAACCGCGGTGCTCCTGGCGTCGTGTCGAGCAAGGTCGACATCGTGCCCATGCAGTCGAACACGATGGAACAGAGCCAGTACCAGGAACTGCGGGCCGCGATCCTGCCCGACGTGTGCCGGCACTGGGGCGTTCCTTCGACGCTGCTCGGTGACGCCAAGATGGCGAGGTACTCAAACGTCGAGCAGGAGCATCTGTCGGCGCAGGTGTGGTGCTTGCTTCCGTGGCAGCACCGGATGGAAGGGCCTTTCGACATGGCACTCCAGCCCGTCTACGGCGAAGACGTATACGTAAAGCTCGACAGTCGCGGGCTCCTGCGTGGCGACAACGCGAGCCGGGCCGCCCTGTATCAGTCGATGTTCAACATGGGCAGCATCACGCCCAACGAAATCCGCGACCTGGAAGACTTCGATCTGATCAGCGAGCCAGCCGCGGATCAGACGTTTATGCAGTTGGGTTTCTCGACGCTGAACGCGGCGGCGTCGCAGGCCGCAGCGCCGGCCGCAAGCAATGGAGGGAACGCATGAGCACCGTCGAAACGCGATATCTGTCGCAGGCAGAAGATGCGGACGTTGCATTGCACGTTGAGACGCGAGACGACGGCCGCCCAGTGATCGTGGGTATGGCCCCGCCGTGGAATAAGTGGTCGGTCGACCTTGGCGGATTCAAGGAGCGTTTCATGCCGGGGGCGTTCCGGAAGTACCTGGACCGCTCGCCGAACGACCCGCGCGGCAAGGCCGACGTTGTTGCCAAGTACAACCACCAAGACTCCGCGGTGCTCGGCCGCACGACGAATGGCACGCTCGACATCCAAGAGACCGAAAAGGGGCTCGTATTTCGTGCCACGCCGCCGGTCGGAACTCCGACGACGGCGGAGGTCGTGCCGCTGATTCGCGACCGATACATCTACGGCTCGTCGTTCGCGTTTTCGCTCGTGGACGCCAAGGGCGAACAGTGGGACGAAGACCCGGCCGGCAACGTCACGCGGACGATCACCGAGGCCGCGATCTATGACGTGTCGCCGGTGACGCACGCCGCCTACCCGAACAGCACCGTGGGCCTTCGATCCCTGTCCGCATGGCGTGAAGCCCGCGGGCTCGTCCAGCACAGGGCCGAGGGCCGCGGGCTGCTGATCTCGCTGGACTATGACCAGACCTTCACGGCCGCCCCCGGGCTGTGGCGATCCTTCGTCGCCATGGCAACCGCCGACGGCAATCAAGTCGTGTGCATCTCGCGGCGTGACGACACAGAGTCGAACCGCGAAGAAATCCGGTCGGCGTTCGCCGATCTCGACGTGTCGCAAGTCGTGCTGTGCGGACCCGAAACGCGAAAGCGAGCGGCAGCCGCTGCGGCCGGTCTCGACATCGACATTTGGATCGACGACTACCCGGAAGGAATCACAGACCAGGAGTTCCTCGCTCCGAAGTCTCGCGGCGTGACGTTCTCGACGCTGGCCGGTGCTCGAGCCGCTGCCGCCGCAGCGTCTGCACGTATGCGAATCGTCACCGGCTAGGAGGTCGCCATGGTCAGCGTGCCGGTGCCAGCCGTCGTCGCCGCGAAGCAGGCCGCTTCGGACGCATCCGATGGGCTCGTCAACAAGGTGGCCGCGTTCATCGAGGCCGCGTCGCTCGCTGCCGCGGACGGGCTCACGTGGTCCGAGTTCGGCGAGCTCATGCTCTCGCTCTTGCGTCTGGTCATGACGAGCCTCGACATGGTGGCGAGCCTGACGGGGCCGCAGAAAAAGGCGCTCGCCGTGGACGCCGTGGCACGCCTGTTCGACGCCGTCGCTGACCAGGCGGTGCCGGCCGCTGTCTACCCGCTCTGGCTGATCGTGCGTTCGCCGGTGCGGGCACTGGTCGTGGCGATCGCGTCCGGTGCCATCGAGCAACTGTTGCCGCTGGTGAGGGCCGCAGCATGACGTGGCTGAGCGTGGCACTTGTGGTCGCCGCCGCGTATGCGATGGCTGGGCCGCAGATTCTCAAAAAGCTCAAAGAGGCCGCCGGCGTGGTCGACCTTCCGCACCTGGACCGACGGCACCTTGCCGGTGCTGCCTTGCTCTTGGCTGCCGCCCTCGTCTGGCGGTCTGGTGGATCGACCGAGCCGACGCCAGCCCCCGCCCCCGCTCCAGACGCGGCGATCGTGCTCCGTGGTGCGTTCGTCGGACCCGAGGCCGCGGTCGACGCCGCGACCGTGGCAGCGATGTTCGACGAGCTCGCGGCCGAAGTCGAGTGGGACGCCATGCAGGCCGAGCCGCTGATCCGTACCGGCGTCGCATTCGACGACCTCCGGGTCCGTGCGTTCGACCTACGGCTCCGTGGCGTGTCGCTTGGCGAGCGATACCCGCGAGCACGTGCCACGATCAAGGACTACCTGGACCGCACGGCAGGAACGTCTGGCGGGCCGCTGACGCCAGCCCAGCGGTCGGCGTGGGTGTCCGCATACCGCGAGGTCGCGAGGGCAGCAGCCGATGCCACGCGCTAGCCTCGCACGCTGGGGCGTGTTCCTGCTGCTTCTCGGATTGGCGGCAGCCGCCGTCGTCCACGGCATCTACGGCGACCGTGTGCCGGCGGGCCAGTACGGCTACACGCCAGACCCAGACGGCGTCCAGCGGTTCCTCTCCGAGCTCGAGCAACCGTTGTTCCGCGACGCCGGCGCGGAGACAATCCGCGAGGCAAAGGGCGTCGACACGTTCCTTTACCGGGCAGCAAACAAAGCCCACGTCGCCCTCTACGGGAAGCCGTGGGTCGTCGAACGGCAGGGCATCGGTGACTGTGTCTCGTGGGGCTGGGCTCACGGCGTATACGTCGCCCAGTGCGTCGACTGGGAAACGGGCCGGCTTGCGAACCCGCCGCCGTTCCCATGCACGGAAGCCGTGTACGGCGGGAGCCGCGTCGAGGCCCGCGGCCGAAACGGCGACGGTTCGTCACCAGTTGGCGGATGGTCCGATGGATCGTACGGCGCTGCCGCCGCCCGATGGGTGCGTGACTGGGGCGTGGTCTACCGCGAGCAGGTTGGCGGGCACGATCTGCTCACATATTCGCCAGACCGCGCGAAACAATGGGGAGCGTACGGCAACGGCGGCAAGGGGGACGGCGGAAAGCTTGACACGATCGCGAAGAAGCATCCGGCACAGAACGTCGCGATGGTCAAGACGTTCGCAGAGGCGGCCGCCGCGATCGAGGCCGGGTTCCCGGTTGCGGTCTGCTCGATGCAGGGTTTCGCGAGCGTGCGAGACCAGCACGGCTACGCAGCCGCCAGCGGTAGCTGGGCACACTGCATGTGCTTTGTCGCGGTGCGGTACGCCAAGAACGGTTCGCCAGACGACGCGCTGCTCTGTCTCAACTCATGGGGGCCTCGATGGATCAGCGGTCCAAGGTGGCCCGACGATATGCCGGAGGGCTCATTCTGGGTTCGTCGCACGATCGTTGAGCGGATGCTTGGCTCGCAGCCGGACTCTTACGCCGTCGGCTCGGTCGCCGGGTTCGGCTGGCGTGATCTCGACAATGGCGGATTCTTGGCTCCATCACTGCCCGACAAGGTGATTCCATGACCGTTGACCGATCGACCGCGTTTGCAGTGATCTTCGCCTTTGCTCTCGGTGTATGGGTTGCCACGCCGACGACGCCGCAGCCTCCCGACCGGCCGGTGCTGTCGTGGATCGCACGTGCCGCAAAGACGTTGCTCTGGGTGGCCGCGTTCGCAGAGCAACCGCCAGAGCATCGCCACGACGCACGCATCGTGCAGCACGCGATTGGCGATGACGGCTACCCGATCGTCGATCACGGTAGGGGGCTCTGATGGCACTGTGGCGCTGGCTGGTGTCGCTTCTGGTCTGGCTGTCAAGCGACTCCGCGACGATCGACCGCGAGGTTCCTCGAGCCGCCGCCGCGGTGTCGGCCGCACGTGCGTCAATGATCGTGGACGCGACGCCAAATCCGGCACCGTCGCCGCAGGCGTGCGACTGCGGCCAGACCTGCGTGGCCGGCAAATGGAAGCCAGACGGTCGCGTCGTGCAGGACTGCCGTTGCCAGTGCAATCGGTGCGTCGCGGAACGCAAAAAGCAACCCGTCACTTCAGCGGGTCGGTGAGGCTGTTTTAGTTTTCTGGAAGGTTGATAACCCAAAACATTCAGGAGGGCACGATGCCCAGCCCCAAGCTCGCCCAGCTTCAGGATGAAGCCGCCACGCTCACCAAGACCATCGCCGACCTTCGTGCCGTCGAGCCGAAGGACGACGCCGACGCGGCGAGCATCGCCGACCGTCTGGCTGCCGCCGAGAAGCGTGCCGACGAGGTGGCTGGTGCCGCCCAGCGTGAGCGTGATCTCGACGCTCGCCTCGCCGCCCTCCAGGCGGTGAGCGCTGCCAGCGAGCCGCGGTCGGTGGTCGAGCGTGCCAGCGACGACGACGCGTCGCAGCCGGTCGACATCAGGTCGGGCGTGCGGGCGTTCTCTTCGCCCAAGGCCGCTGCCGCTGTCGGCGGGTACCTCAAGCAGCTCTACACCGGCGAAATCCGGGCGATGGGCGAGACGAGCTCCACGTACGACCTGCTCGGTGCCGAGTACGTCGTGAAGGAACTGTACGGAGCGATCGTCAACCGCCTCCAGTACGCCTCGGTTGCGTTGCAACTCGCGACGGTTGTGCGGCCGACCGGTCAGAAGATCAGCTTCCCGAAGGTCGGCGACGCGACCGCGTCGTTCGTGGCCGAGGGCACGGCGACGACCGACCAGGACATCGCGACCAGCGCCAGCGACCTGACTTTGTACGAGATGCGTGCATCGGTCGCGGTGTCGCGAAGCCTCATCGAGGATTCGCCGATCGACGTGGCCGGGCTCGTGGCCGAGCGTTTCGCGCTCTCCTACGCGACCAAGTTCGACAACGTGTGGCTTGGCGGCAACAACGCAAACCCGGCGATCACCGGGCTCGCGGCGGCGGTCGCCAACGGCAACACCATCACGGTTGCGGCCAACGCCGCGACCACCGTGGCGAACCTGGCCGACGTGGTCGGCAAGGTTGACGAGACGATCATGGGATCGGCAGCGTGGGTCGTGAGCAAGGCCGGCTGGGTAGACCTGATGAAGTTGTGGTCTGCCCAGCAGACGACGCTCACCGTCGGCGGCGGGCGGATCGTGCCGAGTATCTTCGGTGCCCCGGTCTACATCGTGAAGGGTCTGCCGGCGACCACGCTGGCTCTGTACGGCGACTTCGCGATGGCAACCGCGGTGGGCGTCAAGGCGAACGGGCTCGAGATCGAAGCCGGCCGCGAAATCCTCATGCGGAACCGGCAGGTGCTCTACGTCGCGAACACCCGGTTCGGCGTCGTGAACCACGCCCCCGAGTTCGTCGGTCGTCTCGCCAAGGCGTCCTGAGAATAGAGCGTGCCATCTACGTAGGCCCGGGGGCCGCACGGACGCAGCCCCCGGGCCGCACGCCATGAGGAGCGAGCCGTGGGGTCCATTACGAGCCGGCGGCAGGTATGGCTCCTGCGTCCGTATCGCGGGCACCCTGCCGGCACCGTGCTCTCGGTCACCCAAGAGCTCGCGACGCGGCTTGTCGTCGGCAACTGGGCCACGTTCGTGGAGCCTGGCTTGATGGCGGCGAGCGTGCCACGCCATGAGCGAGCGGTAGCCACGCACCACGCCGAGACGCGCGGAGGCATTCAATGAGGCCCGACACGTTCCGCGTCATCGCCTTGCCTGTCGTCGAGCCAGTGACGCTCTCCGAGGTCAAGGCACAGATTGGCATGGGAACGGACGTGACCGACTTCGACCGGCTGCTCATGGACAAGGTCGCCGCAGGTCGGGCGCTCATCGAGTCACGGCTTGGCATAACGATGGTCGCCACGCGATACCGGGCGGTCTGGAAAAGCGTGTCGGGCACCGTACGTCTTCCGAGCCCGCCGCTGCTTGTGACGCAGACATACACGCTGGTCGCGACGCTGGACGCCGTGGCGCTCACGCAAGGCCAGTACACGATCGACGCGGACGCGATCCCTGGCACGCTGACGCTCGAGGACGGCCGCAGAGGAAAGCTCCAGGTCGAGTATTGGGGCGGCGTGCCGCCTGAGACGCGGCCCGAGCCGATGCTGAAAAGCGCCCTCCTCGCGTACGTCACGCACGCGTTCGAGAACCGCGGCATCCTCGCGACCGACGCCACCGCCGAGCTTCCGCAGGCGTTCGACACCCTCCTCGCCGCGAGCTCGTGGAATGGAGGCTGGTGATGGCACCCGCCGGCACGCTCACCGAGGTGTACGTCCTGGAGCGTCCGATCGCCACGCGTAACGCGGCCGGCGAAACCGTCACGACCTGGCAGGCGGTCGCACGCATCTACGGATCGTATGAGCAGGTCTCGTTCTCTGAGCAGGCGCGCCGCGGGCAGATCGGCGGCAGCCTCCAGGCAACTGTGCGAATTCACTACCGCAGCGATGTCACGTCGTCGATGCGGCTCCGCTGGGTGTCGCGGAACGACCGGATTCTGATGATCGCGGCGATGGTCGAGGGTCCTCGGCAGTTGGAGCTCGAGCTCACCGTCGAGGAACAGGCCGCATGATTTCGCTTTCATGGTCAGGCAATCCGAATCGACAGATCGCCGCGCTCATGTCGCGGTTCCACGAACTACCGCGGCACATCGCGAAGAAGCACGTACAGGCAGCGGTCAAGCGGGCCATGAAGGACGGCGTGCCGGTGCTCAAGGCGTTGACGCCGAAAGGCAGCGCCAAGAACGTCAGAAACGCCGTCCAAAGGGACACGCGAGGACGGTTTCTGACTGGCAGCGGAAAGAAGATGCGAAAGCGCGGCGGTGCTCTGCGTCGCTCAGTGACCACGAAAGCCAAGTACGTCGGCCGCAACCGCGACGGGTTCGTCTACGGCGTCGTCGGCTACAAGGCCGGAATGGAAAGCCGAAAGGCTATCTGGCTGGAATTTGGCACGTCGCGTGGCATTGAGCCGCGGAAGATCATCGACAAGTTCCGAGCCAGGTACGGCGGCCCAGCCGCGGCACGCATGGCGGCCGAGCTCGCCGCTGCGTTGCCGAAGGCCGCAGCCGAACTTGCGGCCGGCAAAAACCCGGTACGCGATTACGGGAGGTCGTGATGGGTTCCCCTCACAACTGGATCCGCGGTGCGATCGAGGCGGCCGCCTCCGGTATCGACGCCTACCCGGTCGAGATGACCGGCGGCGGCGACCCGCCCTACATAATTTACAGCCGCGAGGCGACCACCCGCGAGCCGATGCTGTCCGACGGCTTCAGTGCCTCGCCGGCCGCCGACGTGATGCCACCCACGGCACGGTTCGCCGTCGTCATCTACGCGGACTCCTACGCCCAGTGCTGGGAGATTGCGGGCCAGATTCGGGCCGCTGTCCACCGGTTCAGCGGGTCGGCCCACGGCGAAACAATTCAGCAGTGCCTCGTGATCGACGAGCGAGACGGCGACGCCGGCTACCTCGACGGTCGCGAACAGCCCACGTACACGGTCGAGCAAACCGTGGAACTTGCATACGCGGAGTAAGCCATGCCTGAAGCACAAGCCCCTACGTTCGTCTCGTCTCACGGCACGACGTTCACGTGGAACGGCAATACGTACAAGTGCATGGATATCACGTTTGAGGGCGCTGCACCGAGCCGCGAGCGGATGGATATGACGACTCTCGACGTTGCCCACGGGTCTGAGGCCGTCATGAGACTCGGCCCGATCAAGGGCAAGCGTGACCCGAAGAAGTTCACGATCGCGTACCGCACGATGAGCGACCACGTCGCCATCAACGAAGGCGACGAGTACACGCTGACGACGACCGGCGGGTCGGGCACGTATCGCGTGACGCAGACCGGCATCAGCCGGAAGACCAACGCGTACGTCGAGGGCTCGGCCACGTTCGAGGAGATAATCTCGGCCGAGGTCGTCGCCTGACCGGGAGCGTGACCGATGCCCGGCTTTGACTCGTCGCACGGCGTGTCGGTTTCGTTCGCCGGCGTGGCGATCGGCTACCTCACCGGGTTTGACGACGAGACCTCTGCCGGCTCGCTGGTGGAGTACACCGGATCGTCTGCAAGCATCCTCGGATCTGGCTCGAGCTCTCGTCTATTGCGTCGGTATGACTGCACGTCGATTGAACCCATGAAACTGTCGCTGACGTTCCACGGCGCTCCGAGCTACACGCAGAACGACGTGGGCGCAAAAGGCACGCTCTCGTTTTCCGCGCCGAATAACTCATGGTCTGCCCAGGCCATCCTGACCGGCTGGAATCATTCGGGGCGAGCGGGTCGGTTCTCGGAGGGAAGTGCCACGTTTCAACTGACGGGGGGATGATGCCTGCCATCTTGAATTTTGAAGAGCTTCTGGCTGCGGCACCGCGTCAAAAGCCGATCGCGTACCACTGCAAGGCGTTCGGCCGCGAGGTGCTGCTGCGCGACCCGACATCGTCGGACATCGACGAATGGCGGATGTACTGCCAGAGGAACATCGGCAACAGCGTGCCATTCGCGGCAAAGCTGCTTCAGATTCTGCTCTGCGACGAGCAAGGCGAGCGGATCGTGCCGCAGGATGACGAAGCGCTGGCGGCAATCGGCGAAATGGACGCCGCGGGAGTAACCGAGATCAGCGAGTTCGCAGCTGGTCTGATGAAGTCGCCGACCGACGAGGACATCGAGGAAATCCAAAAAAACTGAGGAGCCAGCCGTGGGAGTTGTTCGCCTACCGGCTGGCACTCGCGATGCACTGTCCAGACGTGGAGGCTTTGAAACAACGAATCACGTTCGCACAACTGAAACGGTGGTTTGCGTTCTACCAGCTCGAGCCGTGGGGCCAGCCGTGGTTGATGGCAGGGCGGATGACGAGCCTCATACGTGCCGCGCTGGGCGTCAGGTATGACCGACACGACGAAGAACGATTTCTGATCACGTACCGCAGCGGCGACGAATACAGATCACACGTAGCACAGACTCCTGAGCAGATCGAAGCGAAGCTAGCAAGCCTCCCGGGGCTAAAAAAGCAACAGGTGCCCGCATGGCGACGATCGGCAAAGTCTCGGCAGTCTTCACGGCATCCACGTCGGGGCTCACGTCGGGCGTGAACCGGGCCGCGAGCTCGCTCAACAAGCTCCAAGGGTCGGTCAACAGCCTTGGCGGCAGTATGCGGACGCTGGTCGCGATCCAAGGAGCGCAGCTGTTCGGCTCGATGGCGGCGACGGCGTCGCAATACGTCAGCAGCCTGGTGCGGATGGGGCAGGCCCAGGCCGAGGTGCTCGACAGTCAAAGCAAGCTCGCCGCACGAACCGGCATGACGATGGGCGAGTTCCAAGGGTTGGCTCTGGCCGGCGACTTGGCTGGTGTTTCGTACGAGACGATCGCCAAGGCCGCCACAAAGGCGGATATCGCGTTCGTCAAGGCCGCCGGCGGGTCCGCCACCGCGCGTGCCGCGTTTGCTGCGATCGGGCTCTCGATTGACGAGCTCAACGGCAAGAGCGCCGCCGAGCGGTTTGACATGATCGCCGCCTCGATCGCGGCGTTGCCGACTGAGGCCGAGCGTGCCGCGGCCGCCGTTTCAATCTTCGGCAAGGCCGGTGCGGAACTTCTGCCGCTGTTTGCCGGCGGGGCCGAGGGCATCGCCCAGGCACGCGAGCAGGCCGAGCGGCTGGGCATCGCCCTCACGAATGCACAGGGCCGCGACATCGAGGCGATGAACGACGCCATCACAATGGCGGGAAAAGCGATCGAAGGCGTGGTGACCCAGATCGTGGCGTACCTTGCACCGGCCGTGCAGGCGGTGGCCGATCAGTTCACGAACCTGGTCGGCACGATTGGCGGTGCGAACATCGGACAGGCGATCGGCGAAGGCATCGTGCAAGGGGCGCGATTCTTGGCAGGGATCGGCGACTACATCATCCAGAATTTCTCCAGCGTGTTTCAGTACGTGTCGCAAATTGGTGCTCAGTGGGGAGCCGTCGGCGACGCCATCAACCGCACGGCGAATTTCTTGAGCGGCGTGTTCCACGCAGCGAAAGCCGCCATGGGATTCGTCATTCTTGGTTTTGGCGGCGTGATTGAGGGTCTGGCAAGAGTCGCGCAAAACATCGGGAGTTACCTCGGGTTCGACACGTCAACCCTGGACGCGATCGTGGCCGGCGCGAGGGCGTTCAATAAAGAGATTGGCAACGGCATCACCCAGAGCATCAACGCGTCAGCCGCCGGCTTCAGTGCGGCGTTTGCGGAAAGCTCGTCTGCCGTGGGCCAGGCCGTCGCTGGTCCGCTCACGCAAATGCTTGATGACGCCATTGCCCAGGCCGACGCGTCGCGTGCGGCGATCGACGAGGCATCACGCACGCCCATCGAGGTCAAGGCGACCGTCGATACTGCCGAATCGCAGCAGGCGGTCAAGGGCATTGACTCCCGATCGGCCGAAGGCGTCGCCGAGATGTTCCGAGCCCTGCGTGGTGGCGGCGGTGACGTGCAGCAGAGGCAGCTATCCGTGCTCGAGCAGATTGCCGAGAACACGTCAGACGACGGTTCAGATCTCGCCATTGATTTCTGAGGATTGCCATGGCTGTCGTGTGGTACGAAGAAACTGCGAAGGGCACCGGGGCAACCGGCTCATTCGGCGAAAGCGTCCGCGTGCAACGTCGGTGGATGGTTCGCGTGGACGATCCACTAACGAGCAGGATTTCAATCGCCAGCGCCCCAGGCATCACGTACGGAGCAGCGCATCCCAACGCGGCGGTGCTCAAGATGATGGAGCTCGACGCGGCGATCGCGGACGAAGTGGGGATGATGTGGACGGTGACCGCCACGTACTACGTGCCGCCACGGGACCGCAACCCGGCAAACAACGGCATCCCTACCGACTACTGGGATGGCAGCGGATCGACACGCACCGTGCCGCTGTTCAAAGATGTAAGCGGCAACGTGATCACCAATTCAGCAGGCGACCCGCTGGAAGGATTGGAAAAAGAGCGGAACGACTTTGCGTATACGCTGCACAAGTTCTACACGACAAACACATGGGCGACGCACGCCGGCACGTACTCCGGTGCCGTCAACAGTTCCGCATGGGCCGGCGGTGCAGCGAAGACGTGGAAAGCCGAGTTTCGCTCCGCGACCATGAAGACCGTGTACTCCGTCGGCAACAACCCAGGTGCGACAAACTACGTCGAGGCCGTATGGGAGTTTCGATACGAACCAGACACGTGGAAGGCGAAGCCGTGGGATATCGGCTTTGCAGAGCGGTGCGGAGCAGATGGTGTTTCAAGCGCAAATGGCACGAAACGGAAAGCCATCATCGGCCAGGACAACAAGCCGGTGAAGCAACCAGTCGGCCTGAGCAACGGCGTGGCGCTGGCCCCCGGGTCGCCGCTTGAGGTGATAAACGGCGGGGCCGGCGTCGACATCTATCCGTTCTACGATTTTGCGGCCGTCTTCGGCACTCCTGCCCTGCTGTGACCCATGGCACGCCAACGCGGATACCTGACGCCGGCCGCGGCACGCCGTGTCGGCCGAGTCGTGCGCGAATACGAAGCCGGCGACCGTGATCAATCGCCTATCAAGTTCCGCGACGCCGGCGGGGACGACGATCAGATCCGCATGGGCACCATCGCGGCGACCTGGACGAAGGGCAACACGGCGACAGTAACGCCCATCCGGTCAGACGGCAGCGCCATTACCGGTGCCGTGACGTTCGAGGCTACCAACTGGTTTGCCACGGTTACGGTCGCATCCGGCACAAAGAAGGTGGCGTGTGCATGGTGTGATGGGCGGTGGATTCTGATTGCCGCGGAGTGCGATTGATGATCGACGACCCACTCTCGCTGGTGCTGTGGTTGTCTTGGCTCATGGCGGCCGGGATGTACCCGGTCGGGTTTTTGTTTGGCAGTTGCAGTGATTGCTGTAACCAGGAGTGCGTCTGCGGATTCTCCGATTTCGCAAGCGGTACCGCATACAGGAACACCGCAAACTGGTGTTGCGCCGGAACGCAACCCAGCGAGATCACGGTGCGGCTGTCGAACGCCGTGTCGACGGCGCAGGACCGCGCTGCGGGTGCCAATGACTGCATCGACAATCGCCCTTGCCTTGAGGTGACGCCGAGTTGCGACCAAATGGAGGGCGACTACGTCTTACAGTTTTCAAGCACGTTTCTCGGAAACGACAAGCAGCAAACCAGCAGCACAAACTGCGGATACCTGTACGTGCCGTCGTGCGACGATTACGTGTGTGGTGAATGGGATCCCGATGCCGAGGCTGGCACATTTACGCCACCGGTTTTCATCCCTGGACTGCTGCTTGCCGTCTACGCATCCGACCCGGGAAACCAACTGCACACATCGTCGTCGCTTGGATCGCCCACCCTGCTGATGCCGGGATCGCAGTACAAAATCTCATTGACGCTTCAGACCAGCATCAACAGCACCACAACATATGGGCATTGCCTGACTGAGTACGGCATCCCTGGGCAGATGACAAACACGGGATCGAACGGAACACCAGGTGATTTGTTTGACAACGGACTGGCCGCAAACCAATCGGCCCCGGTGCTGCTCAGTTTTTTTGCTAACAGCACAACGGCATTTAGCTCGCAGAATTGCGACCTGCGCGGGGACATATCAGGATCCGTGTCGGCGACGATCCAGTATCGCACGCGACCGCCGGGCGATCCGTTTGGCGACGAGCAATCGGAGACAGTGGAAAACTGCGATTCCGTGGCGGTTGTGGCGGCGCAAAATAACCGGATGACTGCCGGCATGGCGTCCGGCAACAACACCAACGCAGCCTGCTCGTTCAGTGTCGAGATACTGGCTCCATGAATTGCAACTATGACGCCCAGACGCTCGCGTGCGTGCGGTGCGGGCACAAAGCGCTGCGCCTGCCAACGTACCGTAGATGTTCGTCAAGTCGCCGCCTCCCACGCATCGCCGTCGGCGATCTCGTCGAGACCATGTTGACCCGCATCGGCATCAGTAAGGATCGCGTGAAGCAGTGGCTGCGCGTCAAGGACTGCGGTTGTGCGAAGCGTCAGCGGTGGCTCAACCAGTGGGGCTACCGCCAACAAGACCGGATTGAACGAATTCTGAATGCAGCTGCACGGTGGTACGGGCTGGTGTGATTTGGCAGCATTGCGATACGCCACGCATGGAGGTTGCCGATGGCCCCGGCCGATGTGCTCACCGACATGGCACGCGAGCTCTGCCGCAGGTGGCCGGACGCCCCAGCCCGGACGCTTGCACGCCGGCTAGCCAAGGCCAGCAACGGCGCTCTGACGATCGACCAGGCACGCGCCCGCATCGCGCGGCAGTTTGGACTGTGGGGGAAACAAGCCCGGAAGAAAATAAAGTCGGCTGCACCGCGACAACCTCGCGCCGCCGGCCAGGTGTACGAGATGCCGGCAAGCATCGCCGAGCCGTGGACGCCGCACCGCATGGACTTGGTCGGCACGGTCGGCATTCTCTCCGACGTTCACGTGCCGTATCACTCCGAGCTCGCCGTGTCGGCTGCGGTGAACTACCTGCGACAGCAGGAGCTCGCAGGTCTGGTGCTCAACGGCGACGTGTGCGACTTCTACGCGATATCGCGTTACCTAAAAGACCCGACGCAACGCGACTTCAAGGGCGAGCTCGAGGCGGTGCGGCAGTTCCTTGGGTGGATTCGGCAGCAGTTCCCGACCATCCCCATCGTCCTAAAAGCCGGGAACCACGAGGAGCGCTGGAAGCATTGGCTTTGGCAGCACGCCCCCGAGATTGCCGACGAGCCAGTGATGAGCCTTACCGGCTGGCTGCGGCTTGGCGAACACGACATCACGCTCGTCGAGGATCAGCGGCCGATCATGGTCGGGAAGCTGCCCGTTTTCCACGGCCACGAGCTTCCGCGTGGGTTCGCCGCGCCGGTCAACGCCGCACGCGGGCTATGGCTGCGGCTCAAGTCTTCCGGCCTTGCCGGCCACCATCATCGAACCAGCAACCATACCGAGGCAGACTGGAAGCGACGCGAAACGGCAGCGTGGTCAACTGGATGCCTGTGCGACCTGACGCCGGAATACTCGCGAGTCAACGGCTGGAACTGGGGATTCGCGACAGTAACCGTTCACGCCGGCGGCGACTTTGACGTTGAAAATCTTCGCATCACTTCCGACGGCACGGTGAGGACCGCATGATCCACCACTTCCAGATCCGCGGGCGGCGTGTCGTCTGGAAGTACGCCAGGCTGCGAGGCCGCGCCGATGGGTGGTCGATCACGCCGGACGACCGCCTGCCTGACGGCGAGCGGAAGGTGCTGATCTCCGACAAGCTCCGCGGTCGTGCTCGGCTTGAGACCGAGGTACACGAGGCGCTGCACCAACTGTTTCCCGATCTGTCGGAGGAAACTGTCACCAACGCCGGCCGCGACATCGCACGAATTCTTTGGTCGCTACAGTACCGCATCACGCAAGAGGAAAACGCATGACCGAGCTTGAGGCTGCCAACCACGCCCTCCGATCCGCCGTCGAGTCACGGCTTGCCGGAACCGATCCGGCACCGTCCGAGACGTACAGCGAGTGGACGCCGCCCGACTACGCGGCGCGTGTTGAGGCGGTGAAGGGCTTCGCCCGGCTCGTCGAGGATGCGAAGCCCGCGCGGCTCGCAAGGGCGACGCATCCAACGAGTCAGGCGTTCTACGATCTGTGCGATCAGATCAAGGACATGCACCGACGGAAGTCAGCCGACTACGGCTCCGCGACCGACCCGCTCGCCAACATCCGCAACGGTGCCGAGTTCGTCGGCATCGAGGCGTGGCGTGCCGCGATGGTCAGACTCAGCGACAAGGTCACGCGGCTGCAAACCTACTGCCGCACCGGACAGCTCGAGCACGAAGGCGTCGAGGACACGCTGATGGATCTCGCGTCCTACTCGCTGCTGGTGCTGCTTACGCACCGCGAGGCCCACCACGCAGGGGACGCGTGATGTTCGGCTCCGGCCTGCGGCAGCGCGTCGATCAACTGGAGGCGGTCGTCGCCATGATGGCCGCGAACCAGCGTGCGATGGCCGAGGGCATGAGGTCGATTGCCGAGGCGACAAACACCAACGCCGACGCCTGCAACCGCAATTTCACGGCGATCGTCGCGTCGCTCCAGCAGATCGTCGATCGGCTCGCCGAGGATGCCAGCGACGACTGGTGGAAGCACCCACACGACTGACCCATGGCGGCCGGGAGCGGCGGCGCGAGTCCTCCTCCGCTCGCGCCGCCCCCGGTCTGTCAGGCCGCGTCCCCCTGCCCCGCGATCCACCCGTCGAGCAGCCCCCGGCTAAACGCCGCCACGTCCTCGGGCTCGATTCCCGCAGCCGCCGCCAGGGCGTCGTGCTGAGCCCGAGGCGGGCACGCGAGCCCTCGGGCTGCCATCGACCGCCCGACCGCTGCACCAGCCTCTGCGGGGCCGCTGGACGCCCGTGCAGGCGAGGTAGGCTCCGGGGCTGGGAGCGGGGCTGGCTTGCCCGCACGTCGCTCGCTGGGGAGTTTGGGGAGGAGGTCGAGCGGGTCGGCACCACCGACGATCCCGGCGTCGAGGTAGTGCTGCCGCGTCGTGGACGGGTCCGAGTGCGACAGGTACTCGGTGGCGTCCCCGCCAGCCGCAGCGACGTAGGAGCCTGCCGCCTTGCGGATCGCATGGAACCCGTGGACGGAGACGCCCGCCGTGTCGCCTAGGAGCCGCAGCGAGATCCAGAGCGATTGTGGCACTCGGTGCTCCAACCACGGCCAGACGAGCTCGTCGTCGCCTCGCCGATGCTTGCCGAGCAGGCGGGCGAGCTCGGGAGTGATCGACCGCACGATGGTCTTCGTGCCGCCCTTACGGGTCGCGCCGTCGAACGTGATCCGCCGAGCGTCGAGATCAACGTCTCGCCAGCGGAGCGCCAAGAGCCCGCCGATCCGTTCTGCGGTCTGCCACGCGCCCTGAAGGATGGTCACCCAGAACCACCACGCCGGTACCGGGCCGACATCCCCTCGGCGGCGTCTGGCGGCTTTGACGAGCGCGTCTATCTCCTCGAGGCGGTAGCCTTTCGGCGGTCGCAGCGAGACCTTGACCAACCCTCGCGGGAGGTCTGGGTGCTCGATGAGCACGCCGTCGGATCGCGTGAGCCGCTTTTTGGCGGCGTGCGTCCAGAGCGCCGACAGGTGGGCGATGTCCTTTTTCACGGTCGCCGGTCGCGGCGGCTTGCCTCGCCAGTGCCGATCCTCGGCTCGCCATTTGGCGAACCGGGCGAGCGTCATGTCGTCGAGGTCATCGAGCGTCGCCGGTCGTCCGAGAAACGCATCGAACCGGTCGAGCGTAGATGAGAGTAGGGCTGTCGTTCTGTCTTTCAGCCCGTGCCGAGTCGAGTACACCGAGAGCAGATCACGCAGAGTCATCGTCGTTCCTCCGTACCTAGATGGGACTAGTATACGGGCGACCACTGGAACCTATGTCTACCATGCCCTCCGCTAATACGATCGCCCGTAGGACTTGAGGTTACGTAGGTTTAGGGTGTTCGGGCAAGCGACGCGGCGGCGATTTGACCCGTTGCGTTGTCGAAACTACCATGCAGGCATGATTGCGATGGCTGTGCAGGATGACTGGGTTCCCGTGGAAAAAGCGGCTGAAATCGCTGGCTGCACGCCGCAGTACCTACGTCGAATCCTCGACCACTCCCTGCCCCGAGACGCCTCGGGGAAGATCACGAGCGACCGCACCAGCGGCGGTCGGGTGGACGGCTGGCGCGTCAACGGCAAGGCGTGGCTTGTCTTGAAGAGCTCGGCGACCGCCCTCCGCGAGACGCTCTCGACCAGGGCCACGGCGAACCGGAAAAAGGCTCCCGCCGCCGGTCGCCGGAAGGTCGCCAAGCGGAAGAAAGCCCGCTAATCCCCGGCGGAAACGCCATTTCGGATTTTTTTCTGGACTCCCCTTGACCGTAGTTTCGATACTGCTACTATGTGGGTGTCAGGCGATTGAGACCTGACGCAACGCGAACCGGGAGAAGAACGATGAAGACCTTCAAGTTCAGCAAGGCCGAGATCAAGAAGCTGCAGGATGAGCTGGCCGTTCTTGTCGCCATGCGTGGCGACGATCGCTACTGCCAGCCCGAAGTCATCGGCCAGATCAAAGCC